CTGGTCTTTGAACTTACCTAGAATCATCGACTCTGCACTAGGAGCTTCGCCACCAGCTTCGCCACCAGCTTCGCCACCAGCTTCGCCACCAGCTTCGCCACCAGCTTCGCCACCAGCTTCGCCACCAGCTCCACCACCAGCTCCACCACCAGCTCCACCACCAGCGTCACCGCCATCTACAAACATCATTGATACACTTAGCATCATCATAATAAACTTAAACATAATTATCCTTTCGGGTTATGGGGTTGCTTAACGTCACTTGGACGATGACCGCTGAGCGGTCACAGTTTTGGTGGGTTGAGCGCATCGTTAACAGCTCTCTCCATCATTGTCACCAGGTTAGCTTTACCTTGACGTTCCCACGCCTCAGCTACAGTGTCACCCGATTGTATAATCTCTATCTCCACGAACTTGTCACGCAGATAGTCAAACATTATCTTTCCCGCGGTCGTACGTTGTACGTCCAGGAAAATCTTATCTATACTGAGCTTTCCAGCCAGGTCCTTCTGTAGTTGTGTTTCTGTGTCAAGTTGTTGCTCATCCTCAGCCATCTCGGCTAAGTCTGCAAAGTTTTCAGCTCCACTCATCCAAACATCGGGTCAAGCCCGCCAGGAGATGCAACACCAGGTGTCTCACTAGGTACCATACCACCAGCCAAAGGCTGACCGTCAGGGCCTATTGGAGGCATAGCCTGGTCTTGGGCTACCTTACCAGCACTTTGAGCCTCAGACTGCGTCCTAACGAGCTCCTGTGGCACACTATACTGTTCAGCTAACCAACGTGGCACATCTTCAATCTTAACTGTGAGCTGAGTTACTTCTTCACCCATAGTACCAACTATTGATAACCACTCAAGTACGTTCTCTATATCCGCCGATTGTTGTAAACGTGTTAACGGTGATATGAAGTTAAAAGAGACATCTCTTCCATCCAGTACCAGGTCTTCACGAATACGTCCAGCCTTCTGTAAGACTGCTAACACACGCTTAATCGTTGGAGCTACGAACTCTACTTGCATACGACCGAACGAACTCGACACTGAGTCGAACAGCTCTCTGTTACGAGATGCAATCTCAGTCGCACTTCTAACAGGCGTCTGCTCTATAGACCCATATGGGTTCGATAGTAGTACGTCGTTGATAGTAGCCTGGAGAGCTTGAATCTCTATTGTGGCCCAGTCAAAGTTAGTTGGGGTATCCAGTCTGGCGATACTCGGGTTACGCGCGTCATTAGAGTTCACAGGAATCACACCACCCGCTCTTAAACGCACGTTATACGGATTAAGGACTCCATCATCATGTGCAGTGAAAGTACCGCTCACAGCGATGCTACCACCCTTAACAACTAGCTCTTTAATCTTATTCACCATCTTAATGTCTGGAAGTACACGAAGTATACGGCCGAACCCTAAAGATGCACCTGGAACCACGTTCTCACGAAAGATAACCCATGGTGAAGTTTCCTCAACCGTCTGGCGAAAGAAATAGTCCGTCTTCATGTCACATATATCAACGTCATACTGGTTCTCTTTAATCCTAAATATCACCGACTCAGTTACCTTACATGTTGCATTAGGGTCTTTCGCCACCTCTCGCTCATACTTCTCATTGAGCTTAGCACCTGGGTACGTTGACTCAATGTCAGCAACACGAATAGTATACTCACGCCACGCTGTTGTAATAGCCCCACTAGATGGCACCTCAACATAGAGTTCGTTAATAGGCACTGCCTTGAACACTACCGCTGAGTGTGACCCTATTGGAGCTGGGTTAATTAGGATGGCACCTGTCGTAACTGCCAGGTCCTGAAAAGACTCAGCTACTTGTGTATCAAAGTTAGAGTGTTTAAGCTCATCAAAGAATGTCTCAGTATCCTTATCTAACTGGAGTTGACGCGAATCAGCCTCGTCACCATCTGGGATGTCTGAGCCGTTCTCGAACTTCATCCAGGTCTGGGCCGTTGGCACCAGCATTGATTGAAGCTTTGTAGCGAACCGTTGAGTCCCTACCACCGCAGTTGAATCGTACAACTCTGGATTAGGCTTCATTTTATTCTGAGCCTCCAGGTAAATACGACGCTGAGGTATAGAGTAGCGGAACGCAGTGTCTATGTAATTGTCATACTGGGAGCGATCAGCCCGCGCCTTCTTGAGCCGTTGCTCAATCTCTTTTAATCTATCGTCCATCTAAACAACCTTTGGCTTTATCACTAAGTAGCTGTTAGTTTCCTGTACAAACGAAACCACAAAACTCTTATCGTTATCGTCAGTGATAGTGAAACTCACACTATTAGCTAGAGGTACATTATACCCGTTTTCTCTTAGTGTGTCCTCAATCTCTATTCTACTTGCGTTAGTCCCGAAACTTTGAGAGCTATACATGTGAACACTAAAGTCATTCTTCTCTAGTATATCCCTTAACTCAGCCATCTTAACTCCTTCTTGTTATACTAAATTCACAAAACTCTGCCATTAAATCAAACGTAGCATCGTCTCTTGCAAACTCTATGTCTAAATTAAATAGACCACCTTCCCAACTGAGGTTAAAACCGTAAGCATGTTGAGTCCTACCCGAGTTAGTTGCTACGAAGTAGTCTATCGCTGGCAAAGTTATTGAACCATTTACTCTGTAAAAAAAAGTGTTATTCTTTGTGCTTGCAAGGGTTTGCCAAGTAATCAAAAAGTTATAATTCCCCTCTGGTAACTCTTGAGCTGGATGGCTCATCGCCGAGGTCCAAGTTGTATCTGATTCTACTGCAAGAATGTCTACGTCTTTACCTTGACCATCTATTTCATTAGCGTCAAGTACATCATATAATTCCATCTAGTTCTCCTTTCATATTAGTTATTCTCAACCACTGCATTGTCTACAGTTCTGTCGAAATTAATTGTTGGCTCATTAGTTGAGCTGTCATCAAAATTAAGAACCCTTACGCTACACCCAATGAAGAGTGTAGCTGACAATGCAACCACTATTACTTTAATCATTGGTCAGACAATGCGTCTGACTCAGCACTGTTTTTAACATTACCAAATCTAACTGTTGCAGTAGCATCGGCTCCAGTATAAACAAAAAACATATCTGAACCATCACCATTTGAATAATTATTAAGGAATTTATACTCTTCTCCAGCCACAACATTCTCATATAAAACATAGAACTTAGCAAGTATACAAGGGCTTATGCCTCCAGCATCCCGTAGGAATTTATTGTTTGATGCAATAAACTCACCAAAGAAATCATGCACTCCAGCATATCTCACATTTAGAAGAGCCTCAGTGTTATCCATGCCAGCATAAAGGACATTTCCATCTACTACGAATGAATCACAAGTGCCTGTTGCCCCATCAATAAAGGCTGGTGTTGTGAATAAATCAGAACGAAGTTTAACCCTATTGTTTATAAAGTTACACTTCCCGATGATACAATCTGAATCCCATGAAACAGCACCATCACCCTCTAGTTCATTATCGTAAATGCTTACATCGTTTACTGTACCACCAAGGAGTATTGCTGTCTTCTGTTGAGCTGTTGTGTTTTTAATGCTCGGATTATTAGCTATCACCACCTCTTTAACATTCATAACACTAAGTGGAGCAGTCAAAGCATTGAGGTTGTTTATTATATTGTTATTAGTCAACACTACCTTTTGCATTATGACATCAGTCACATTTGACCAACATGCCACCACTGCGGCAGTTGTTCCCTCTGCTTCTTCTGGGTCACCAGCCGTATAAAGTTGTAACATGGGATTGTCTGAGACTGTCATGTGAATCATCTTGATTTTAAGAGCACGTCTAGTACAATCATATATTCTATTCCCAGTAATGACCAATGTTGAATCACTAGCATCTACTCTCGCCTGCTTGGTTGGAACATCATCAGCACTGCCATCTGAGTAGGTAGCTTCAATACCATCACCCTCTTCACCATAAATATCATGTATGTGGTTATTTCTATATGAAAATGTTGACCCATGCTGTTGATAAGACATACTGGCTCTAATAGCTCTTGACGAACCTTGCTCGTCAGCCAACGTGTTATTAGTCTCGCCATATATGTCATGTATGTGACAATTCTCAACAACAGAATGAAAAGAGTCATTCATAACAGCAGCCTCTGTCCACCTATATGGTTTTATACCAATGCAAGAGGTATTGTCGGCAACCACAGTGGAGAAGTTGTGAATATGACAACCATTGAACGCATGGTCACAAGAGACTTGTATCCCAACGTTAGCAGTATCACTACCATCTATCTCTCCACCAAACATACTAAACGAGCTAACGGTATGGTCTATCTCAATTAGATTTCTAACTCTAGTAGCACCAGCCTTCTTAATCCTACCTCCCTCTGCTTGTACTCTAGTGTCAACATTAGCGACTATCAAAATGTTGCTAGCGATTGCAATATCCATGCCTCTTAGGTCAATGTTCCCACCCATGCTTAATAAAGCTTGTAAGGCAACTGTATCATCAGTCACTCCATCAGCAACGAGATAATCTGTACCTCTTTTAATCCTTTGATGTGCTGTTGTTTGCACTGCCTGAACTAACTCACTATCTGTTAAACCACTATCTAAATCTGCCATTTTATTCTCCTGTTGAGGTAATTGGATTACCTGTATTGCTCACAAGCCTATTGCCTGTCGTGCTTATTAGAACATTAGCTCCAGCTGTCGAATCATCAATAGTAACAGAATGAACTATGTCATGTCTACCACCAAGAGTATTGACAGTTAAGTTTTCAGTATAGTCACCAGTGTTAATAGCCTCATCAAAGTCTATACCTACCACAACAGATGAATCTATTGCAACAGTGAATGGAAATGTAGTGGCTGGATTAACAGAGAGTTTGCTATCGACCTCAAATGTTATACCTGTTACTATTACTGGAGTTTCCGAAGTCGCTCCATTGGTTAATGTTAAATTAGTTGTTATCATAAACTGATACCTCACTTTTTAGCTTTTGCTTTAATTGCGTGAGCATTGGATACTTCTCGGCATTTTGTAAATTACAAGTTGAACCTATAAGACTCTCTATCTCTTTGAGAAGTTTAATATCTTCATAACCTCTCTCTAAGTGAACAGTCAATGTTTCATTAGTTGTTATCATAAGTCACTACCTCTCTTAAGTTATTACATACAATGGATATACGTTTAACATCAGCCAATGGGCTGAACTCCTTGAGATTAAACCACATACTCTTGCTTAAAGATTCAAAAACGGATGGTCTGTGGAGAAAGCTTTCACGACTCCTATAAGAGAGGCTAGGGAACATAAGTGACCACCTCATTGTTATATTCGACCATAGAACCCTCATACGTCACTCCATTAACGATAGGCACATACTCAATTAAGAGTGGGTCTGGTGTAGCTGTAAAGTCTACCACTGGGTCTGGTATGCGCATAAGGCGTAAATTATCTACAACCGCTGGAGTTGTACCAGCAATACTCATAGTCACACCTATACTCTCTGGAGCAGACGTACCAACAAAGACAGTCGGACCATCAGCTATGGCTATGCCACTATCAGCAGTGTTGATACAGTATGTGACTGTACCATCTCCACTAATCTGGTCAGCACTAAGCATGTACGACTCACCAGCCACTAAGGTAAAATCTTGATAGAAGTGTGTACCAACAGTGTTCGGAATATTCTCAGCAGTATCTTCACCAGGAGTAGCAGTCCAGCTACCATTAGTAGGATAGAGTTTCCAACTAGCTATACCGTCTTCAAAGCCACCATTGACAAACAATCCACCGTTGAAGGGGCGTGACGCACCGCCAGCACCCCCTCCCAGGCTAAACATAGACAGCATCTAGCTTATCCAAACTCTCGCAGTGGATGTTACAGCTAAGCAACCCGCCACGTTAATATCATCACCACCAGACACCAGTAATACTTTACTTGAGCCGTTTGGCGTCGTAACTGTTACTGTACCAGGTTCCTCACAGTGCAACGCACCATAGTTACCAGGAACTACATCTGTTGCAGTACCTACGAAAGTCTCATTGTGTATTGGAAATATCGGATTATTAAGCGTTGCCATCTTGGCCCCCTGTTAGTTTGTTTATAAGTTTCTCATTAGTATCTTTCTTCTTGTAGTCGATACCTAACTTGTCACACTCGATGCGCAAGTCTTGTTTAGTCATCTCATGGTACTGAATAGGCGCTGGTATCACTGCACCAGGGACCTCAGCATCATCATGCTCATCTACTGGTGCATCAACACCAAAGTCATCCACTGGTGCATCAACAATCGCCTTAGCCTCAGCCCTGACACCACGACGTGCTTGTATACGTGCAGTCTCTTCGTCATACTGAGCTACTGCACTAGGTACCGCTGGCTCTGTTGTATCAGCTCTAAAGTTACTGTTCTTACGACGTGCTAAGATGTTCTCAGCTAGCTTCGTCATCTGCGCTTTACTCATTACGCTACTCCCTTGGCGTTACCACCGTACATGAGGCCAGTTCTACCACCGCCACTCATAGTTGTTGAGCGTCTCTTTAACGCCTCCGTATCGGCCTGTTGTTTGGCCTTGAGAGCACTATACTCATCCTCATCATCTTGGGCTCTACCTTTAGCTCTATCCACTAGGGCTTTACCCTGTGTTCGTTGTGCACTGTAGTCTGGTTCGTTACGATTGAAAAACAATCCCATTGTATCTCCTTAATCAAAATTACTTCGTAATTATACCACACTGCTCCTAAGAGCGGGATGTAAGCTACTGACTGACCGCTCAGCGGTCACTATCGTACGGGCTCCAGTCATCGTCACCACCTCTCGGGTCGAACTTAGTCTGGACCTGTTCTGCCATCCTGTTGAACTCACTGTTAGGGGTGCGCACCAGGCCTGTAGCCTCACCACCACCCGTCATCAGATACTGACACGCATCGGACACGTGAGAGTATTCGTTCTTATCGGGCTTCTCACTGTAGCGAGCTTGACCCGCCACTTGCATCCGTTTGTATTGATACCCGCCACCCAGGGCCTTACGTAACGTCTTACACTTAGGCGTGAGTTGGAACGCTGGCTTACCGTCGTACATCCGCATGAGTGGTGCACGCACTGACTCGATACGCACGAATGGGTCCTGGGTCGGCCCTGGTACAAGCTTCACGCCCGCCTTGTTAATCATCTGTATCGGCGTACGGTCATCGACCTGGGTACGGTCATCACCCGCTGGGTCACCCCACCCCTTAACCTTGAACCCTGGGTACTCAGTCACTAGCTTATCATACAGCAACTTACCGAACTGCTCAGCCCCCATGTCCCAGCACTGGAGCTCATCGAAGACCATCCAGCGACCGAGTATATCCTTCTGCGCTAACACGGCCACAGGCGTACGTCCAAAGTCCATCCCGATGAGTATAGGTCTGTTGATGTTGGGCTTCCACTCACCTTCGTATAAGTGCGTCGACTCCAGGTACTCGGGCCACACGGCCTTACCATCCATCACGAACCCATACTGCGCGTCACGATAGACACGTAGCCAGTTCTCTTCCTTACCGCTCATCTGGGTCGTGTAGTATGTCTCGGGTAGGTTCTGGGTATTCTCGGCCAGTGGGCTCAGTCCTCCAGGTTGCTTCCATAGCTTCCACCCCTGGGGCTTGAGCTCCTCGAACATCGTGTATATGAAGCTGTCCTCACTCGGAAAGTTGCTATCCATGATGAGGCTAGGGTATGTGCACCCCACGCCATCCTTACGTGCTGGGTAACGTCCGAGCCTTGAGATGACCGCCTGTATAATCTCTGGCTGTATCTCTTTGGCCTCGTTGATGAAGGCACCTGTTAGCTCCAGTGATAGCAGACTCTTCACCTGGTCGGGTCGGTCCATACCACGGAACAGTATCTCGCAGTCCACGTCACCAAAGCGTAGGTGGAAGTTGAGGTCGGTCCATCGCATCTCACCCAGGTCACCGTACCAGTCGAGCCACGTCTTGATGGTCGTATCCTTAAGCTCTTTGATGGTGTTACGTATGATTGCGAACCGCGTGTATCGTATCCCATCGGGGTTAGGGTTCTGCACCTGGGCCATGCGTACTATCTCAGCACAGCATCCAACCGACTTACCGCTCCCTATGGGTCCGAGTATGGTTCGTACCAGTGATGTGTCATGGTGAAACTTGCTTAATGTGGCGGGTGCCTTGTAGTGTATCTCTTTGTCAGTGGGCATAAGTCTTCTCCAACGTGTCGATGATACCCTTCACGGTAGCGACCATCGCACTTTTACTATAGCGGTGTTTGACCCACTCTCTACGACCCTCAGCAAACGTGACTGACCTAAGGTCCTTGAGTCCAGCGATAAGCATAGCCTCACACTCGCTCAAGTTATACAGCTCACACGATAGGTGCGCGAACTCTAGTCTATCCTCAGGGAACGACGAGTTATACTCAACGAGCCTCTTCGCGGGTCTTGTTGAACGACCAACCTTAATCCAGGGGCTACCGTACTTCCCATCAGCAATAACGTACAGATGACCCACATCTTCAATGAAACACTCTCTCATAATACCTCCTCAGCATCATTTCTATGGGGGTACAAGCCACGAACGACCCCTACCCCATACCTAGACAAGGGTGAACCCCTTGCGTTGCTCCTAGAACTCCATCTTTACCTTGATGTTGCCCGACTTCTGGGTGTTGTCCTTCTCGTAGCCACCGTTCATGCGGTTCAGCGTATCCAGGGCCTTGTTAACACCAGGGGCGTCGTACTTGAACTCACCCGTGCTTATCATCTCCCCATCTGGGCCCTTGACCATTATCTCCTCATGGGTACCACTTTTAGCAATAACCATCTTGAGCTGGTCGCGTATCCACTCGGCGTCTGTTGTTGTAACTTGGGCGTGCTTATGCTGTAGAACCGCGATGCGCTCTTGTATCTTATCTCGACGATGCAAGCGACTAGCCTGGTCCTTAGCTTTCTTTGGCGCATAGCCACAAGCCGTGTAAGCTTCTGCTAACGTCATGCCACCTTTGGCAACGAGCTGGCAGAAGCGCTCATGTTGGGGTTTTAGTTTCTTAGCCATGATGTTCCTCCTATGTTGGTATCATAGGTCGCATTATATCATAAGTATAATTAAGAGCATCACCAGGGCCACATCAGCAACTAAGCCCCTCCTGGAACTAAGCGTTTCCTAGCTACTAAGGCCTCACGCGTACGCACGAGGGGTAGGTATAGAGGGGAAAGGGGGGAAACTACTGTCTCAAGGGGATTTGTGTGGGGGGAACCTACTAGCCGTTTCCCCCGTTGTCCCCCCTAATGTGCCCCCCCGAAACATAGGGGGGAACACTAAATCTTATATGCCACTTTAGCCCAAGCAGTGACCTCGTAGCTCTTGGCATTGTGATTAGAGCTGTCCTGGGTCATCGTCCACAACTCACCATCATGCTCGTTCAGGTACTTATCCGCGTTATTCGTAGTTAGTGACATCACGCCCGCATCACTCCTAGCATGCAACTCCTCTAATATTTCCTTACGAGTTACGGCACCACCCACCATGATATTGAGTAATATTTTAATGCGTTCCTCACGACCTTCACGTTGTTTAGCTTTTTTAGTAGTTGACTCAATGTTAACCACATCATCAAGGCGCTCGATATTCTCCATGATGTCATAGTATCCGTTCCCATTTGTAGGCTTCTTAACCATGTATGAGCGGTCAGCAAAATCATATCTCACACGTCCGAACTTACGTATCGTAACAGTTGAACCGTCAATACTCTCAATAGCTTCGATTTTGACTAATGCGTCTGCATCTTGCTCAACCTCAGCAGTACCACTGTTCTGGTCTTTATCTTTGTTAGTGTGAGCTAGTGCAACCACTGTACAACCTAATTTACTTAATCTCTTCATGCGACTTAATGCTATTAAGTTATCTTGCTTATTATTGATATTAGCTGTAACGTGCTTATATGTATCGATGATAAACAGTGTGTCTTTCATATCCGCCTCATCTTCAAGCACCCCATCCACTAGCTCGTTATAGTCATCAGTAGTTGGGCTGTCCCATAACTTGAACCTATCCGAAACACCGCTACGCTCAGCTAGGTCACTGATAGCGTTCTCGTGGCTGTGAGTAGCATCAAACGACCAAAGGAATACCCTAAGCTTAGGTTCCACTTTAAGAGCCTCAATCGCTTCGTATGCAAGTATTGTAGTTTTGAACGAACCTGCTGTACCGAATAGTATCGTTACCATCTCACTACCGAACATGCTTATGAATGTTTGGTCACGTCTAGCCTGGCGTTTTGCTTTGGTTAAAGATGAGTCATTGAACACCTTCTCCCAACCAGCATTGGCAACTTTTTTCTTTATTGTAGGCTCAACCTTCGTAGGCTTCAACTTCTTACCGCCTCGTAACACTAGCTCTGACTCAGCACCTCGTAACCATATTGTCTCATCACAGCCAGCGCAATAATAATGAACCGACTTATCGGGGTTAACTTGACAAATTGCACCGCTGTCATTGTTACCGTGAGACTGGCTATTGTGACATCCACATCTCAACGTTTTGCCGTCCTCAGCCTCAGCTAACTTGATGATGGCTTTTTTAGATACTGACTCCTCTTCACCACCCTCAAGATGTAGGTTATGTTTTTTCTTATCGTACACACTTACACTAGCTTTCGTCAGTCTAGTATCACCGCGTAACTCTTCAAAACTGAGTCTGTGCATAGGGATATTTTTACCTTCAACAATACTCAATACTTTACATCCTAAACACGGCGTCATGTTCTGCACAGATGAGCGCATAACAACATCAATATCTAACTTTAATTTCATCTCTAATATGATATACTGCTCTTTGTACTTTTCATGCGATGGGACTATCTTAACCGTTAGCGCCCCGATGTGAAACTTTGGCCATTCAGGTGTTGACGACCTAGACGGTGTTATGACACAGCCCCAACCTAACTCTTTAAATCTATCTTCAATTTGTTTCTGTGTTACTGGGGTAGGGCTACATCGTTCGTCAACCATCTTACCAGTTTCGTCAAATAATTTTACCTTATTGTCTATGTCAAAAAATACAACTTGACCGTGACCCTTGATGTTATCAATGGCTTTTCTATAATTACACTTTTCGCCGTTTCTGGTAGCAGTCTTCTTTTTACCGAAGAGCTGTGGTGTCAGTGAATGTGTGGTCATTAGTTTACCTAATTCTTTTAGGTTCTTAATTTCTACAGGTTCAAAGTCTTTGTAATAACCTTTGGCACCGTTTTTACTATTACTAGCACTAAGTTTATACATCTATTAACTCCCATAATTATTTTTGACCCATTTCAGGACATCTTTGTTTAAGGCTTTCATGCCTTTCACACTCACATATAAACCGTAATATTTACCACCAGTAGAGTTCGGGTCAAGCTTACTCTCTAACCAGCACTCATCCTTAACCCACTGCATAGGCACGGCTCTGTCTGTGCTCTTATATATATAATTTAAATCTCGTAGTGCCTCACCTAATATGGGTACACTAATCCTTTCATTTTTCTTTTGCAATAACGCGCACCAATCACCCATCAATATCGATGTATTGGACTTAGAAATCGCTTTAACTAACTTGTGATTAGGTTTCATTTTATAGATTTTCTTAGTCAATGCCAACTCCCTATCACGAGCTTCTTTATACATATCTAGGAATTTAGGGTCTTGCTTATCGTATCGCTTAGGGTTCAAAGACTTCACAATAGTTCTAAATCCATCATACATAAATTCTGTGAGCTTCACCGCGTCCTTATGGTATAGCTTACTCGCAATCATAAAAAACCCCTTCTCTGTCATCACTGTGGTCCCTTTGTAATCTATGAACTCATCTGATAAGCTAGGTACTGCTTTTATAGTATCGGATATAATAGAACTTACGGTTGTATCAGAAGTTTCGTATCTCATCATCACTTCATGCTTACCCACGTATATGCCTTCTTTACCATGCTTAGCGTGTAACACTGTCATACCGTTCGCCAATTTAGTTTCATTAAGTTTTTTCATTATTTAACACCTCTCTGCTTTAACACTAATCGTATTGCCGAACTAATGCTCTTTAATTCAAATTCATTTTGTATGATTTTAAGTTGTGTGTGAACATCGCTATCCATTAAGACCGAGGTCTTATCTACTTTATCCGTCTTGTCTACTTTATCTATTAGTCCCATCTCGTGACTCCTTATTTTATATAGAACGCATTATAGCTGAATAGTTATTAAATGGCAAGTAAGAAGTTATTAACCACTTAAGCAGGGATTAAGAATTATTCCTGTAAACTGCTCTTATCGGTTCATTAACGACCCGATGAGTTCATTTAAAGTTTTACACCAATTACAAAACTCCAGTTTAGGGAGTTGCGGACACAGTTAGACCAGCGGAAGCACAGAGGTCAACGGTTCAAGTGTACACGATATAAATCTTTAAAGGAGCCGACCGCTGGACGGTCAGTTGCACAAGGATTTAGACTATGAAAAATGCAGACATACCACAATACGTGGCTGAGAGAAAAGAATTTAAGTTGCCATCATCAAGTGGCGTGATTAACGATGACGGTGATTATAACCTATACTCATACGTTACATTAATCGGAATGTGGTCGGGTCACGGTGGTGGTCAGATTTACTTCAACGAAGCGAAATATAGTGTAACAACTACTAGGTTACAAAACAACGTAAGAGGGGTTCAATAACATGTTAGGATTAACTTTATTTATCGCTGGCCTTATGCTAGCGGGGTTCGCTATCGAGCGTATGAAAATTAACACTATGAGAAAAATGAGTAACGCTGAGTTCAAGTGGTTCAGCCAAAACTTTAGAAAACAACACAGGTAACAAGTAGTTGAACGTCAAGGGGACTGATTACGTTAAGCAAGTCCCGAGCCGTACCTAGTACGAGCTGGAAACTTCTCCTTTTTATTTAATTTAACATTATAGATGAGTGAATAGACTGTACCCATTATGGCTAGTGGGTACGGATGTGTTTACTAATAGGAGGTAACGCTATGATAGAGATAACAGATAAGGACCTGGAAGGGTTCACGAAGGCGTATGAGAAGGCTGTCAAAGCTGACTTAGACCAATTCAAGTTCCACGGTGAGTTCGTATTAACTACATACGCAAAGTATGTGATTATGTACATGCAACCCGATTATGAACCAACACTATTTACAGGCAATAAGTAAGTTTCTATTAAGAAACATTCAGATAGAATAACGGCAGTCAAGACCTCTCATCGAGAGCGTTTAAGGACCACCGCAAAACGCTCAAAGAGTGTCTGAAAACAAGGAGACATTATGTCTAAGAAAATCGAAAACACAGTAGTTGAGCCAAAGGCTCCAGTAGCAATCAAAATCACAGGTAAAACAAAGTTTGAAAAAGACTCAGTTGAAGCACACTTAATCAAAGATGTTAAGGGTCGTGAGAAAAGAATTATCAAAGTTGGTAAGTCACTGGTTAGCCTATGGTTAGAACAGGGTAAAGAGATTAACGAGTTTATCGCTATCACTGAGGTATCAATGAGAGTTGCATCTGAGTTACTAGGTGTTAAACGTACAGCATTAAACACATACTGTACAATCGCAAAAGACCCGCGTATGCTTAACCCAGAGTTTACTGACCAGCTTGAGAACTTCACTCAAAAAGAGTTAATCCAGTTAACTAAGATTGATGATGAGGAAGCTTTCGATAAAGCACTAGAAGATGGTGCACTACCAGCTAAAGAAGTTGTTATCGACGTTGAAGTTGATGAGGACGGTAACGCTGAGCCAGAAGATGACAGAACATGGGCCAAAGAGCTTATTGAAATCATCAACAACTCAGCGGACCTAGCAACTGCTCAAGACAACATCGCTAACTATACTCCACCAGTTGAGGATGAGATAGATGAAATCATCGAAGCGTCTGGCGAGGACGTAGAAGCAACTCCAGAGAGTATCTTAGCTGAGGCATTAGAGTATACAGGCACTGAGGATGTAGGTGAGCAAGCTGATGAACTAGGTATTAAAAAATCAGTTCTTAAAAAAGTAATCGTTGACCCATCGTCAATGAGTAAAGATACACTAGCTACACTTACGGAATACGTTAACAGCTAGACTGTACCTAGAGGGCCTTACGAGGCCTTCCATGGTGCGGTTGTTTCATAGCCAACCAATCCCTGGTCACTACTGACCAGTCATTCTTTGTGTAACGTACACACAGCGCCCAACACTTCCTATTTGATAGGGGCGCTGGACTGTGCGTTAACACACGCCAAACCAATCCAAGGAAATACAATGTCAAAAAATATTAGAGCCGAATTACTGGCTATAAATGTAGCTACTGTAGCTATGAGTGGGATGCTTAACGCACCTAAGAAAATTGATGAGCTTAAACTATGTGTGGCTCAAGTTAAAGATGGTGTCGCTTACAACTTCAACGGTGACAAACTGTGGAACGTGAACTGCGATGACATCGAGATATTCTCAATCGAAAAAGTTAACAAGACTCAAGCTGTAACTGTTGCGCTTAAGCGTGACTATACACAAGCGTTACTCAACTGGGGTAATAGCTTAACAGGTGAGACTGAGGCACCAGAGGTGGTTGAAGCGCAAGACTCAGAGAGTCCAGCGGAAGTGACTCCAGAGTTTAATCTGAAAGATGAGATTAAGAACCTGGTACATTTAGGTAAACTGAAAAAAGCTAAGAAGTTAATCGGGGATAATGAGAGCCACCCAGACTTCAAGAAAGCTAAAAAGATTCTCAAAAAAGCGAGTAAATAATGGTTATCAATAATGCAAAAGTAGCGTTCGCGCAGATTACAGGTGAAGGTAACGACAACGGTAAATATTTAATCGGTGTATACGTAGATAAGAAGCAACTCAAAGAGGTTGAGAAGCTACGTGGTAAAACATGGGATAAGGGTAACACTGGTACACGTAAGGCACCTATGCAGTCGCTGGAAGACTGGTGTGATGAGGATGAGGAAACTGGTAAAAAGTTCCTATGGTTAAGCTGTGATGCTGACCCAGATAATCCATCTCATGGCCTGGACTACATCGTCGGTGAGGGTGATAACTTTACAATGAAAGACTTTGGTATCATCGGTGCTGGTTCAAAGGTTACTGTTGAGTTCAATACGTTTATGACTAAGAAGGGTGACAAGAAAAAAGAGAACGTAGGTCGTGCCCTTCTAGCTGTTCAACTCCTGGACCTGGTACCGTTTGAAGGTGGGTCAACTCCAACGACGCTTAAGGGTAAGAAGCTGTCCCAGGATGGCACGTCTAAGAAGAAGGCTAAAGAAGATAAGAAAGACAAGAAGAAAAAAAAGAAGTAGTCTCACAGAGACTGCTTGTAGCTTCGTAGTGTGACCGCTCGGCGGTCATATTATCGTGTCTACAATAGGAGGACTATATGCACAATAACAAATACTTATTCGGTACCGACGATGTACCAGAATTTCCCGCAGACATAATCGCACGACGCGTTGAACTACTCAAAGAAAACTTAGATTTGATACTTGATAACTCAACGTACACACGCAGTAAAGAAGAGGCTGACAAAATCTCAGCACTACTCAAGGCCATACGTTGGCATGAACACATGGGAGAAATGGAATGAAGGATAATTTTATAGAAGTATTACTGTACATATTACTTGTATTTGTGGTAGCCTTATTAGTATTTTTAGCACTCACTACAATGGGGGACATGCCCCGTGATTGATTTTAATGTACTTCCATATGTGGTCGCGTTTGCGTTCATATCATTCACACTTTTTGGTGTGGTATTTTGGATACTAACAGACCTGGATGATAGAATAAACAACTTAATTGAGGAGATGGGAAATGCACGATGAATATATGATACGATGGAACGAAGAGGCTAAGATGTGGTACTTCTACATTAGCGATATACCGTTTATGAAAAACAAGAAGCGGTCAACACTAATGCGCAAGGCTAGCGATTGGCTTAAATCACAGGGTATGTAACATGAAGACATATGACATAGAGGTACTTAAAAACTACACCCTGTTTGCGTTCATGTCAGAGGCTGGTGAGGTCCAAACAATAGAGATGAAGGGTAAGCATATCCCCTTGAGTAGTTCGGACGCCCTGGAGCTCCGTAGCCTACTTGCTAAGGATACTATCATCACATTTAACGGGGTGCGTTATGACTTCCCTATAACGGCGGGTGCTTTAGCTGGTCGAACATGTCTCGAATTGTATACGATGTCTCAAGCTATCATCGTGAGTAACACACCCCATTGGAAGATGTACAGAGGAGACATTAAGGAGCTGAGTTGGTGCGACCACATCGACCTCAAGGAACCAGCTCCAGACCCGAACGCTGGCCTAAAGATATACGGATCCAGACTGTTCTCTCAGAAGCTATGGGATACACCTGTAGACTGGGATAAGAAGGTCACTAAGGCTGAGATGAAGGAGCTTAAGAAATATTGTAGCAACGACCTCATCTTAACCTGGGACCTGTATCGTAAGATTGAACCGTCCATCAAGTTACGTGAGCGTATGAGCAAACAATACGAGCTGGACCTCAGAAGTAAATCGGATGCGCAAGTAGCTGAGGCTGTTATTATATCTGAGTTAGGCGGTGGGTCCAAAGGTAAGGTGCCGAGTTCGGTAACCTACCAGGCCCCAGACTTTGTGAAGTTCAAAAGCCCAGAGCTCAAGCGCCTGGTTAAGAACCTGGAGGCTGACCCGTTCGAGGTTAACCCAGCTAATGGGAAACCTGTCAATCCAGACTGGCTTAAGAACACGGTCATAAGATTAGGCGAAGCTCAGTTCCAGGTGGGACTGGGTGGCCTTCACTCTATGGAGTCAAGCATCACAGTTATCAGTGACAAAAAGAACGTCATGCGTAACGCCGATGTGGCATCGTTCTACCCACGTATAATCATCAACTCAGAACTATACCCACCTCAACTTACTAAAGCCTTTCTGTCGGTGTATAATCACATCGTAGAGAGCCGTTTGCAAAACAAGAGCGACGGTAAAAAATACGCTTCTAAAATCAAGGAGTTAGAGCATGAACTATCACAAGCGAAATAAGCTTATCCATGGTTATCAATGTCGTAAGCACCCGTTATATAACACATGGGTTAACCTACGAGATAGATGTTACAACCCAGACAGTGACCAATATCGTGATTACGGTGGGCGGGGTATTAAAGTATGTAGAAAATGGCGTGAATCCTTTGAGAGATTTGCATTAGACATGGGATTAAAACCCCATAAGAAACTCACATTAGAACGTATTAATAACAACAAAGGTTACAAGCCATCAAACTGTGAATGGGTAACTCGTAAAGAGAATAATAATAACAAGCGTATATACAAGACAAACACCACGGGGGTCAGTGGTATATCATTCAGCGATACGAAAGGTAGATTCACAGTACGTAAACAGATTAACGGCGTTAGAACCTATCTAGGGGAAACGTATACACTAGAAGAAGCGGTTGCCGTTTGGAAGTCAGGACTCAAAAAGAAAAAGAACACAGGGAGGACTAAACGAGATGAGAAAACGGGCAGATATAGAAGCTGATATTAAAAAATACAAAGCGTTAATGTACAGTAGTTTAGGAGATGCTGAGAGTAAAAAAATCTCGATAAATGGAAGTTTCGGAAAGTTCGGCTCAAAGTATTCTAAACTGTACGCTCCAGACCTACTACTGGCCGTGACGTTTACGGGTCAGCTCGCACTACTCATGCTCATTGAGAAGCTTGAGATGGCGAACATCCCAGTCGTATCAGCTAACACAGATGGTGTTGAATATTACTGCCCTCGAAAGAAGGTTAAAGAAGCACTCAAGATAATCAAGAAGTGGGAGAAGATAACAGGCTACACAATGGAGAACGATGAGTACGTATCATTACATGCTCGTGACGTCAACAACTACGTAGCTAAGTATAGCGACCACGTTAAGTCTAAGGGTGCTTACAAGCGCATCGAGGACATGCCTATACTCAAGAAGAACCCAGCAGTACCAATCTGTTATACCGCAGTGCGTGACTTCATAGAAAATGCCACTCCAATAGAGAAGACAATACGCAAGTGTAAAGACGTTGCTCAGTTTGCCTCAGCTAGAGTGGTTCGCGGTGGTGCGACCTATGATGACAAGCCTATCGGTAAAGTGGTTCGCTGGTACTATAACAAAAGCGGTAAGTCGATGCACTACGTGAAGCCAAACGCTACAGGGAACCATAACAAGGTACCGCTAACGGATGACTGCGCACCTATGCTGGACCTACCCGAAGTGATACCGTGTGACCTGGATTATGAGTGGTACATAACGTACGCTATACGCCAGTATGATTTACTAGGAGGTACAACGTATGAAACCTTACAAGCAACTAAGAAAAAAGCTAAAAAATAAGTATGTTAAGACGCCTGGTGAGTTTATGATATACAGCTCGGTCGGTGCTTGGGTATCACAGTGTGGCATCAAGCCTAAGCCAGCTCATCTACGTATCATCTGTGAGATATTTGGTAGCGTTCCATACGTGCACCAGGAGAAGGACCGCAAGGTCATCCTAAAGTATCTCAAGAAGAACAAAAAGTATGACTAGGTTATTTGAGAGTCGAGATAAGGTGGAGCGTAAGGCTCTGAGAAAGACAATATTTTTATTAAACTGGAGCATGATGACATGGGAAAAAAGAAACTAATTTGTATAGATGCGGACCATATTTTGTATGCGGTAGCGAGCGACCCTTCACAGGCGTTCACGCCGTCACTAGGTGGTACGAGTCTCAAGGTAACAGACGGAAAGGCTGAGCTCAAGAAGCTTAAGGCTAAGTTCATGGCCGTGGTCGAAGAGTATGAGAAGCTAGCCCAGGTGGAGAGCATCTCATACAAGTGGACCACTGGCGAAACGATGATTGTCATCGGAGATAAAAGTAACTTTCGTTACGACATCTACCCCGACTACAAAGGTAACCGCAAGGGCCGACCGATGAGCGAGCAGTTCAAGAAGCTACGCAAGTGGGCCCGTAAGAAGTTCTCACCTAAGCAGAACGTCGAGGCCGATGATGTTGTCGCGTACTATGTACGTAAGGGTGCGATAGGGTTCTCTGGAGATAAGGACCTACTCAAAGGGGTACCTGGTATCTGGTTCGACTGCTACTACACACGTAAGCACTGGGTACGCACAAGTAAAGAGGACGCGCATCACTTCAACCTGTTACAGTACCTCGCTGGTGACCGTGACGATAACATCAAGGGTATGCCTATGGTAGGTATTAAAACCGCTGAGAACATACTCGTGAGCCAGGGTCACAACTGGGAGGGTGTACTCAAAGCATACAAAGTAGCGGGAATGACTGAGGAAGATGCAATACTGACACGTCGATTAACTTCGATGGAACAATGGACGCCGAAGGGTGGACTAAAACTGTTTGGAGAATAACAGATGACAATGTCAAAAAGTATTGTTGCTGGGGAGTGTTACATCATACTCACTGCTACGGATATAAAGCGTGCCGAGGTGTTAACCCTGGCATCTGGCGAAGGAATTAAGTTATCAATGACAAACGAACAATTCGACAAACTATCAAAGCAATTTGTAAAAAAGGACTAACATGGAAGCACAATTTGATTTAATACAAAAGGCCTTAGACGAGGCCAGAGCACACGATAAAGATAGAGCACACGCACCAACACAGGCTGAGCTGGATGAGTTTCGTGAGGACATCAAGTTGACCGCCGAGCGGTCAGAGACTGAGCGTAAAGTTAACCTAGGTGCTGGTACCAAACATGCAGTAGACATCAACGAAGATTTGTATAATGTTTGTGAGTCGCATGAGTATGCTTGCAAGTGTCAAGCGTGTACAGACCTCAACACAATAGGTCAACAACTAATGGATAGAAAACGGAGATACCAATATGACACCTCAACCACACCAGGTACGGGCCACAAAGAAGCTACTAAAAAAGTTAAAGAAGCACAAGCTAGCGATACTCTCGGGTCAACCGAGGTCGGGGAAGACGATAAGTTTCTTGATGTTATCGAAGCATTACAAAAACGTATTGGTGGTAACACAAAAGTCAGCCTTATCGGACATAACGAAAGCGGTATTGTCTTTGGGGTTGAAGGTGACGTTGACGAACTACCATCAAGTAAAGAACTTGACGCCATCATCAGAGCCTTACGACCTAGTGGTCCTAGACGAGAGTCACCGATGGATAGGAGGGTACCCGAAGATGTCTCAGCTCTGGAAAGATTTGAAGCACGTTACCACGAACTCTCACATCGTTTTCAGCTCGGGCACCTTAACGCCAGAGACTTACGCGAACTTATATCCGACGCTTTCACTGAGCTCATGGAGTCCCTGGAAACGGTTTCAAGAGGTCAGGCTGGATTGGCAGTTTAATAGGTGGTTCGCTGAGTATGGTCATCCTTACAAGATAAAGATTAACGGGTTCGACGTACCTAAGTATGACCGCATGAAAGATAAGAAGATTTTTAAGGAAGTAAATAAGTATGTTGTCAGTATCACAAGAGCCGAAGGGGGTCACGTCCATGAAGCGGTTGACAAACTGCATCGGGTTACACTCCCTAAACAGCAGACGGAATTTATTAAGAAGCTTAAGAAAAAGTTGTACGTTGAGAAGGGTTCACGCTTATTCCTCGGTGATACCCCAGCGAAGATGTCCCAGAAGCTCCGACAAGTATCGGGCGGGTTTATTAAGGATGAGGAAGAAAAGGTATACAGTTTCAAAGAGAACCCAAAGGTCGAATACATTAAGCGTAACTTTAATCCTAAGACAACTATCATCCTCGCCTACTTTAAGGCTGAGCAAGAGTATATCAAAAGTATTTTTCCTCACACAGGAAGCACAACACGTAATAGTGAGGGCGTCGATTACTCCCACTTCAAGGACATGGTTATTTACAGTCATCCATTTGCCTCAAGCACCTACATTCAAGTTCGTGCTAGGCAGATGAACATAAACCGTAAGGACCCAATCACAGTACACTTCTTAATCGCTGGAGACATCGACCAACATGTGTATGACGTAGCCACTGGTAAAGAGAAGTTCACAAGGCGATGGTATGAGTAGACTTGAGTCGGCCATACAGTCTGAGATAATAACTAAACTCAAGGCCCAGTATAAGAAGGGCTTTGTATACAAACATCCACCCAGTCCCACAGGCATCCCCGACATCCACTTTATACTCAAGGGTATATCGTATTGGTTCGAGGTTAAGCGCACATCTAAGGATGAGCCGTCGCCAATCCAGAAACTCCGTCACAAACACCTTAAAAAGGCTGGATGTATAGTCGGAGTGGTGTGGGACTGGAAACAAGTAGAGTATATCCTCCAGGAGACTCAATCCTATAGGGGTACAGGCCACGAACGTAGTTCAAGGCATACCAAGGGTAGGGTATATAGGTTTAAGACGTCTGAGGGGCTCCTATGAGCCTCCTAATATTGACCGCTCGACGGTCACAGTTCCAGGAGGGACCTAATGAGTAAGAAAATAAAGCCTAGTAAGGTGATTGTAACTATGGGTGAGACATTGACGCGCACAGACTTTAGTGGTCCAGTGAGTGCAGTGAATCTAATCAACGCATGTATACATCTAGTAACTGACATCAAGACAACGGCTGGTATGCCAGAGTCTGGGTCGCTTGCTATTATATGTGAGAAGTTTGGGTATCGTATCGAGAAGATGAAGCCTAACGCTACCATGAGAGCTAGTAAGTCTGAGAAGACAGCTAATACAGAGGGGTCATAAGACCCTTCCACTATCAGCTTAATCTTTGCCACACATTAATACTAATTCTGCTCCCCCTAACATCAAGAGTTGGAGCAACATCCCCAGCTGGTTGATTAGTGCCCTCTGGAGTGCCAGCTGATACATTTAATGTACTTCCAGTAGTATTGCCACCAGCACTAACACCTTGACCAGCACCGCTCCCAGATTGGGCATCAGCTTGTCTGTCTAAGTATATATAATCATGGTCATGGTCATTCATCTCAATGCCATCAAAGATATGTGTGTGCTCAAGTAGAGGCACTGATGGTTCGTTAGCACCCAAGTCAACTAATCCATCTTGAACTGTACCATCACCAAAACTAAGCGAAGCATCTCCAGTAATTAATCCCCAAGTACCACCATAGATAGTTGCTGGGTCAATAGTGTCCATTCTAAGAACTACTGAGCCAACTGGGTTAAGTGCTAAGATAGCTGCATCTACATAATCTTTTCGAGTAAGATGATTTGGATTAACAGGTATTGTTGCTGTTATTGATACGTTATTAGTGTCATCAAGAGCTAGTATAGCAGTTGGTAAACCCCCAACATAATGCCTAAGTTGAGTCTCACCAGAAATAAAGTCAAAATGAAAATTAGATAAATTATCTCCTGCTTGATTTAGTAGAGAGATATATGGATTATCAGCAACACTTATTGCTCTGATTTTAAGAGACCTACCAGAGACTCCATCACCTATAGTTAAATCACCACTCATTGTACCACCAGTAGTAGGAAGTAAATCATCACCATCAACAGGAGCGTAACCATTGACAGTTACACCTGTAATCAGTTCCCATCTATCTCCAGACTCAATTTGTCCTATATTGTAGAAGTAACCACTTGATACCCAGATAACCATATCCTCTGCTACAACGTCAGTAGGCTGTGAACCATAAGTAACAGTACCAGAAGCACCAGTAATCCAATATCCAGCACCAATAACAGGGTCGGCAACTAAAGCATTTAACTCAGCAACAGTAGCTCCACCAACTGGAGTAACGACTTGAGCTGGTTCACCAGTTTTACCAACAGGAATACCATAAGAAAAGAGACCAGTAATTGGGTCATAACTTACAGTAGGAACACCTGTCTCATTGTTTGGTAGCAGTGGTACAGATGTAACAGGACTAACTACCCCAACAGCTTTGATTTCATCAGCTTGCTCAGTAGCCAGGACAACCTGGTCAGTCGCTAGACCCACTTGTTCGGTAGCTAACGCAACTTGCTCAGCACCATCTACTATCGTAGCTTGATGAGAAGCTTCCGAAGCATCAGCAGAGTCACTAGAAGCTTGTGCGAAAACCCCAGCTTCATCTCTATATGCTAAAGTTTCATCTCTCCATACAGGTGGCTCAGTATCATTCTCTAAGTTATCACCAGCCCCATTCCACTTAAGGTAAGCGTCTGCCAACGGTGGGGGGAATTTAATCTCGCTACCCGCACCAGCTATAGGTGAACGCAGAAAGAACTGAGAGTAATACAATTGATCCTGTAACAGATACGTCTGATAGTTCTGGTCCTCATCCATAGTTTGCGCCTTAAACGCACCACGGTCTGCATAGTCTATCGTTCTAGTGGTAGGTAACACTCTCGCTACAGTAACCAGGCCACCATCCACAAGTGGTGCAGAAATATCTATTGACCCACCAATCTTTGACGCCTCACTTGTCACTGTGTAATCAGTGTTTAATACTAAGATATGTTGCTCATCATCTGGCGTTTCACCAGGTGGTACATAGTACACTTTAATATCTGTATTGTTATAAAATTTAAACTCAAACGGGAACACCGTGTTACCCGCAACTATATACTTTACTACACTTGGTTTATTTACGAACATGTTACTGTCCTCCTTCTAATG